TTGTACCTGACATAGTTGANTNATAAGTGATAGTCATTGTATCACCTTTTTTTAAACTATCGAATTTCTTTGAGTCTATTTTGCCTTCAGTAATATCTAATAATGTTTGTGTAGCTTCATCAAGTATTTCTAATTCATTATAATCAATATCTTCTTTTCTAATTTTGTTTAGTTGGTCTGCTTTGTAACCATGTTTAGTCATAAGTCTAGTCATAGCCATAACAGAAACAAATGGTATATCGCCACCATATAATTTTTCTAAAGCATTTTTATCTTTATCAAATTTTGTAAACAGTTGACCTAATTTGTTTGCATTATCAATAGAGATTTTTTTATTTCTCATTGGTTCATACTGTTTTTTAAGAACGGCTATTTGTGCATCACTAAAACTTTCGTCTAGTGTTTCTACCAATTTAGATAGTTGATTGATGTTTGCATGTTTGATTGCCAATTGTGTAGGTACATCCATACCTTTAATCATTTTAATTACATTAGGTGTTACATCTTTAGCAGTTTTTGTTTTCCAAACCTGCTTGATGTTTGCAATCTGTTTGTCGTTCATTCTCGACTGTAAGTAATCGTTTTCTTTTAGTTGAACCTGAGCATAAGCCTCGGTCATTGTTTGTCTGTATCTACTCATTAGTTATTTACCTTTGCTCCTGCTCTCCATTGATAACATGACCAGTATCTAGCTTTTGTTTTTGGTCCTGGATTATCGCAATTGTGCCTTGCTCTAAAAGATTTTCTTCGAGCTGGGTCATCTCTCTTAATACTTAATCCAGTTGTGTCGCCAAACGAAACTTTGATAACTTTACCTGCTTCGTTCTTAACATAAACATAAAACTTTTTACTACCACCTCTAATGGGGTCATTTAATTTTACTTTTTTACCTTGATATTCTGCTTCATAAATGCCTTCAGCCTCATGCTCAAAGATACATTCTTCGCAAGATTCATCAATGTTTTCGTACTCTTTAAAAGATTTCATTATAGTTTCTCTATCATTCTAGCGACCACCTCTGACAGTTTCGCCTTCCATTCTTCTTTATATCTTTCTCTATATTTATTCATTGTAGACTCTGTAGATGCCCATTCTTTTACATCTTTTTCAGTAGGCTTTTCTCGTTCTCTATCTAAGAAACCTTTTACTTTTTTGATAGGGTTTTCTTGACCTGGTGTCATGTCTATAGTATGTTGTGTGTACTCAGGTGTGCCAATCTCATAGACTTCACCATACATTTGTTTATACTTCTTAGTATGAATACTTGTTTTAGTCTTTGCACCTTTATCACCTGGCGCTGGTTTGTTATCATTCTTTGTAGTATCTTTACTCTTAAAGTAATCAGCTCTTTTGTTTTTTACATCTTTTGATAACTGTTTGTAGTATTTTTTAGGCTGAGTACCATCTTTTTTCTTCACATCTTTATCTTGTGGTTGTGCGTCTAAATCTTCTTTAACCTCAGATACAGCTTCAAATCCATAATCAACATTCAAATTATGTTCTCTCATCTCTACCTCTCTATTCGTTGTAGATACAGGAATACAATCCCATATCCATGCTTTATGCAAATTATTTTTATTATCTTCTACGACAATATAATTAGTTCCTTTTCTAACAACTTTGCCTTGTATATCTTCTTTAATGTAATCTACTGTTTCACCTATATTGAAAATCTGTTCTCTGATATAAAGGTCTCTAATCTGTTGTTGTTCAAACTGTTCTAAACTAGCAACCGGATTTAAGTTTCTCATGTACATATAGTTAGCGGCTAAGTTCATACCTTTTCTAACTTGTTTCATAATACTATCTGCATCAACACCACTTGGTAAACCTTTTTTAAAATTGTTTAGGTCACCTTTGGCAGCTGCAGCTCTCATTTTACTAGCACTCATACCTGAAGCTCCTTCAGCATCAGGATCCCTCTCACCAGCAGATACTACTTTAATACTTTCAAAGTCATACATACCATGTCTTGATGATATGCCATTGTATTTCTTTAGTATTGTTTCAAACTCTCTTACTCTATCTGAACCTGCGACCATAGTTACATCTGAATAACCTTTTTTGTATAACAGTGTTGCAATGTCTAAGACCATATTGGTCTGATTGATTTCAATGTTTCTTGCATGAGAAGGAAACATCTTTTTCATAATAGATAATTTATCTCTAGGAGATAATGGATTCTTTTTAGGGTCATTACTTCTACTTAAATAGATTTTGTAATCGTTTGTAGGTAATGATTTAACTTTATTAATAAGTTTTTCGTGACCAATTGTAGGTGGATTAAATCTACCAAAAGCAAATGCAACTGATTTACCTTTTGCTTCATGCATCTCTAGGTCATCAATCTCTTTATCAGATACTTTACCATCATCTAAAATCTTTTTACATTTTTTATAAAATTTAAGATAGTGATACTTCTCTAACATCTTGTAGATAACATTTTTAGGTAATCTATTTTTCACACCGTATTGCCTTATTTCGTCTGGTGACATGTCTTTATCAAATGCAGCTCTTCTCTCTGCATCTACGCCATCTCCTATTCTGATAATATCTTTGATACTATCTTCAATCTCTTCTAATTTTTCGTTAAGTAATTCTTGTAGATTTAAAATATCATCTGGTGATAGTTCTTCAAGTTCTCTGTAATCAATAATGTCTCTTTTAAGTTCACCTTTGACAACATCAATCTCTTGTACTTTTCTTTCAAAGTCTTTTAAATACATTGACTTATCAAAAGTAAAATCATCTGGTCTTTTTACAAACTTGTTATCATCTATATCAAATACAGCATCTGCTTTCTTTTCTTGGTCGTTATAAGTTTTCATATCTGTAATGAAATAATAATTGATAGGGTGTTTTGTACCAGGTATTAATTTACCTTGTATGTTATCTGGATTATTAGCAGACAAATATTTCTTAGATAGTCTTGTTCTTTCTTCTTCTCTTTTTTCTTTTGGTACATCAAACAATACATTCAAATCTAAATCTGCATCTTCTCTGTATCTCTTTGTTAGAATAGAACCAATTAAACCTACTTTGACAACAGGATATTCTTTCTCAAACATATCAATCTGTTTATCAATCAATGCCTTAACACTAGGTTTGATTTTAGGATTATTAGAATCAGCATCATCAAACACACCTTTAGCGTATGTTCTTCTAGGAATATCTATGATACTTTCTTTAAATGTTTTCATCTTCTTTTTAGTTTTCTTTCTGTCGCCATCCACCTTTTTGCTGTGTATGACTTAATTTTATTACCTAATAATTTTCTAACAGCCTTACCACATCTGTTCATAATTATTGTTGTAAGTTCTTTATCGTCTTTACTGTTATCAATAATTACCATGTTTCCCATACCAAATAGATTTTGAAACTTACCTATATTTCCTTGTACACCTTCCCAAGATTTTCTAGTAATATATTCTGGTACACTTCTTTCTCTTTTAGAGTTTCTTTCTAGTGCCACATCTAAACTTGTGTTAACAAATATCATATAACAATCATAACCAAGTTGACCTAGTTGTGCATATTGACTTTTAATCTTATCGTAATCTCTACCAGTACCATCAATAACCATACCTAATCTACCTTTAATAGATAAGTCCATCACATTACCTGTTGTTGCCTTTGCTCTGGCTCTTACTATATCTCTTGCCTCTGCCTCATCTTCAGGCATTTTTAGTGATAAATTATTCTTCTTTAATGCTGATTCAAATGCGTTATCTGAGTTAATCATTCTAAGACCTGTACCACCAAAAGCATTACGAGTTACAAATGTTTTGCCAGAACCTGGACCACCTGCAAGAAAGAATGCCTTGAAAATATTAGGGTCATATAAACCCTCTTTCAATTCTTGGTATCTTATTTCGTCAAATTTCTTCATGTTACTTTCTTTATTATTTCTTTTGCTATTGCCTCAGGTGTACTTCCTTCGGCTTTAATATTTAGTATCTCATCTTTATAGTAATTTAAAAGAGGTCTAGTTTCTTTTTCGTATGTTGCTAATCTCTTTTTGATAATATCTGGTTTGTCATCTTCTCTACCTCTGGCAGTCAACCTTTTAATAATCTCTTCTTCGGACACCACAAGGTTTACAACATAATCGTATTCAATACCTTGTTCTTCCATCATCTCAGCTTGTTCTACACTTCTAGGAAAACCATCAAAGATATAACCTTTTTGTGCATCTGGTTTTTCTAATCTTTGTTTAACAATTTTGATTGTCAATGGTGTAGGTGCAAACTTACCTTGGTCTAATAATTTCTTTACAGTTCTACCGTCTTCGGTATTTTGTTTTGCAATTGCTCTTAACATTTCACCTGTGTAGATATGTGGAATGCCTAGTTCTTTTGTAATGATTTCTGAGTATGTTGATTTACCTGAACCAGGTCCACCAATCATAATNATTTTTGGTTTATTNATTGCTTCAAANAAGTATTGTTTAAATGACTTCATTAGTTCCAACCNTTAGGCATNGTAAAGTTTTGCCTACTAAATTCTAATCTATCTACAAGTTTGATTGCACCTGCAACTTTATCAACTGCAACATAACCCTCTGGTGCTGTCACTCTGTAACCTGTTGATGTTCTAAGAAAGTTACCAATACTTTGT